CTACAGTCAGCTGGCTTGAGAATGCCTATCCTCACTCATTGAGTGAAGGCTCGATAGGCGGGTGAAGAGTTCAGGGCTTCCCTGACCTGCACCCATATCTCAGGCTTGGCCGGGCTCGAGTCGAGCTTAACCCGGTCAAGTAAGCGTCTGGCACCCTGGACTGTCCAGGATGTCAGGCGCGAGTGTTGGGGCAGACTTCGTCTGCGCAAGCGGGATGAGATCCGCTTTACCATATGGTAATACCTATGGTAACCAACACGTCCAGTAGGTTCACTTACAAAGTGAGCCCACTGGGTCATGACCACACGCTTTTCAGCGATGTAGTCGGCTATTGAAGGGTGTAAGACACCATCAATAACCAGGGCCTGTCTCATTTCAGTAAATGAGATGCCCTCCGCAACGATCCGTTCCGAGGAACCCTCGGGGTAGGATCGGGTCCACGACATGCTAAGCATGCGGAGGACCTGGTGGAAGTCTAAGCTGTCATGGACAGCAGACGCCACCTTAGCTAGTACTGGAGGGGCAGCAGCGCAAAAGTTGCGCGGCAGCGCCTCCAGGCCTCCACGTGAGACGGGGAGATAGCTTATGCCACCGAGCAGGGGTGTTACCCCCGTCCAGTGGCGTGCCATTCGGAAAAGTTTCCGATATGACACATGTCCCACCAGAGACCAAAGTCTCTGCCGGACCTTCAGTGGGTAAGGATACCCCTCTGAAGAACTCTCTCGATTGACTAGAAAGCGAACAGATATTATCTGCTTCGCCTCTAGGAGAGAATGTCCTGTGACGCGGTAAGACCGTTCACAGAACAGACCTCGATCCTTCGAAACGAAGGATTTGTCGAGGTTAATAGGCATGCCAGTCAAAGACTCGATGCCTTTCTGGTATCGATGGATCTCATCCATCGTCCAGAAGCCGATCAGGTCGTCACCTTTTAGGTAGAACGAACTCAATGGGATTCCCATTGCCCAGCAGGCCCACGCATGGACCAAGCTGAGGATCGGCCAGGAACATGGGATACCCATTAAGGTACCCCGTGTTATGGTACAATCATCGATTGTACCCCCGGTGACCATCTCAACTGGTAGGTTGAGGTGTTCGCAGAAAGCTGCGATCACGTTGTGGTCCAAGTAATCCGTGGCCTGCTTCAGGTCGGCGGAGAACGCAAACAGCCTACCTTTCCGCTTTCGGAAAGGTAGGCTAGCTATGTCGTCGGCCAAAGGCCGAGCACAGCATGGCAGGCGTTTCAACTGTTGAAACAACTGCCCCCTATATGACTCACTCATGTGAGTCCGTATAGGGTCGGAGCATGAGACGACTCTCGTCTTGTACCCCAACTCCGGTATGGCCACGCTGCGTGACTCCATACCGTACTCCTGGTGGGAGAGAAACTCTCCCATCCGAAGTAACTTGCTCCTCAATCGGTCAGTGACCGATGGACGAGCCGGCTCGTCTGATAGACCTCTATCAAACTCGTCGCACAGAAGATCCTTGATCTCCTGTGACCTACCTCCCTCGCGACGCGAGGTGGCATAAGATGCCGATTTGGAGGTAAGAGAGGGCATTATGACATCGTCATAACATTCCTCAATCCGGTAACGCCTAAGAAACTTAGGGATTGACCGGTGGACCTCGGATAGTGGAACACTATCCAAGGTCAGGACTTCGTGCTGTTTAGTAACAGCAGAAGCCACGAGGTCGTCGGGCGGCCTAGGAAGCGCCCGACCACCCATAGAGAGCTGGATTAAGTAATCCCTGCTCACTACGGTACGCCGGAAAACTGTTAGTTGTCCGACGTACTGGCCTATGCCGTCGAGATCGCCGGTAATACCTGCTACTCGACAGCGATGACAGGCACCTTTTAAGGTGCGTATCATCCGATTTGCTTCGCCCATGGTTCCCATGGAACGGAGCCGTCTGGCAAGGAATGCTAAAAGCTTCCCTGTAGACCTCGCTGACAAGGTCCCGGGTGTCACCCGGTCAGACGTAGCATAGTGGATAGCTAAGAGCATATCCACTACGCCCCTCTTAAGGTTCTGTGTATCGGACGAACCGCCGAAGTACGCAGAATTGACAAGGGTGAGGCCCTGCCTCATCCCAGTCCACCCCGCAAAGCGGGAGAGGTCGAGACTCTTGGTTCTCGGCCTTAGGGCGCCATGCACGGCGTCTAACAAGGTTAGACGCTCC